GCCCGCTAGTGGCACTGTGGACTCCACGGCAATACCGCCGCCAGGAGATTCACCACAGTGGACAACCTCAAGAAGCTTCAGGACGAGGCGGTTACCCTCGCCAACCGGATCGACGCAGTTCGCGCCATCGAAGGCGACGACGACAAGATTGCCGAGCGCGACCTCGAACTGGAAACGCTGAACAAGCGGGCCGGTGATCTCGCCAAGAAGATCGACTTCGAGAAGTCGGTCGTCGAGTCGGCCAAGAACCTGCGGTCGGTGGTGGATCGCTGCACCCCCGCCCCCGAGGTCCGTGCCGAGGAGAAGGCCGTCCGCATCGAGGCCGTCCCGTTCGCGGGCCGCCTGCGTGCGTTCGAGAAGGCCGAGGACGCCTACCGGTTCGGCATGTTCATCAAGGCCCGCAGGGGCGATGCCGAGGCCAAGCGGTGGTGCGACGATGCGGGCATCGATACCCGCGCTCTCGGCTCGACCGGTGCCACCACCGGTGCCGCGACCGTGGCTGATGTTCTTAGCGCGACCGTGGTGCGATTGGTGGATCAATATTCCGCCTTCGTGCAGAACGCACAGAACGTGCAGATGCCGAGCGACGTGCTGCTGTTCCCCCGCCGCACGGGCGGTGCGACGAGCCAGTGGCAGGACGAGAACGTGGCGATCACCGCCGCCGATCCTACGATCAGCCAGGTGACGCTGACGGCCAAGAAGGTGACGGCCGCCACGATTGTGGCGAACGAGCTTCTGGCCGATTCGGTCATCTCGATCGGTGACTGGGTGGCGGCCGAGCTCGGCCTGTCGCTCGCCAACGCCATCGAGTCGGCTGCGTTCTCGGGCAACCCGTCCAACGCCCCCGGCGTGGCGGGACTCGTGACCAGCCACACGGGCGGCCTTCTGGCCTCCTCGGCTGCCACCTACGCGGCGTCGCTCGTGACGGCTGCCGGTGACACCCCCGACGAGGTGACCAAGGCCAACCTCCTGGCGATGATGGCTGCGGTTCCGCAGCACAGTCGTGCCGGTGCGAAGTGGTATTGCAGCCCGTTCTTCTTCGCGACCTGCATGCAGGCTCTCGATCTGAACCAGGGCGGTTCGGTTGGCCTGTCGGCTGGCATGGGCCTCACCTTCCTCGGCAGCCCGGTGGTTCTCACCGACCGCCTGCCGAGCGGTGCGGACTCCACCGGTGCGATCATGGCGCTGTACGGCAACCTTGCCAACAGCTCGATGTACGGCATCCGCCAGGGCATCGAGATCGCCTCGAGCGATCAGGTGAACTTCCTGTCGGAGCAGACGGTCATCAAGGCCTCGGCTCGCGTGGCGATCACGCACCACAGCCTTGGCTCCTCGACCGTCGCCGGTCCGGTCATCGGCCTCGTCGGTGCGTGAGACTGACGGCTTGACGTGATGTGCAAACTGGGCGGGCCGCTCCACAACGGGGCGGCCCGCTCTCTTTTTGAGGTAGCACATGATCGTCCGCGTGGGTGGTACTGAGGCAGACATTCGGGTGGAGGCCGTCATGAGCGTCCCCCGCCTCGGGTTTATGGACAACTTCTACACCTGGGCGCAGGCGTTGATGCCGCTGGGCATCCGCCCCACGAAAGTGACCGGCGCGTTCTGGGGCCAATGCTTGCAGCGGGTCTGCGAACAGTTCGTAGACAAATGCGAGTATTTACTTGTGACTGATTACGACACGTTCTATACCCGCGAGGACGTGGAGCAGTTATTCGCGATGGCGATGACGTTCCAGTGCGACGCCCTCACTGGCTTTCAGGTGAAGCGCGAAGACGGCAGGCCGATGCTCACCTTGAAGGGCACGCTCGACAACCCGCCCGAGGACGGCAAGACGACGCTGCCGCGTGAGTGGTTTGCGGAGCCGGTGCAGGAAGTCGATACCGCACACTTCGGCTGCACCGTCATCAGCACGGCCGCCCTCAAGCGGACACCAAAGCCGTGGTTTCTCGGCGTGCCCAACGACGATGGCGAGTGGGGCGAAGGACGGCGTGACGATGATATTTGGTTCTGGGCTCAGTTCCGCAAGGGCGGCAACCGTGTCTTCGTCTCTCCCCGCGTGGTGCTTGGCCACGGCGAATACATGGTGACGTGGCCCGGCAAAGACTTGGGCAAGCCGGTTTTCCAGTACAGCACGGAGTTTGCCAACACGATGAAGCGGCCCGAGTCTGCATGGAGCGTGCCCCAATGAAGAAACTAAGGATGCTGCGTTCGTTCCGAAGCTACCGCGCCGGGCAGGTGGTGGAGATCCCCGGCGGGCTCGCTCAAGAGTTGATTGCCAAGCGGTTCGCGGTGGAGGACCGGCAGCAGGAGTTGATTGAGACGGCCGCCGTCGAGCACGACGTGGAGACGGCCGACGCCACGCCCAAGCGGAGACGCAAGAAGTGAAGTACCGCAGCCTGACACGCCAGACCGGCCCGGCCGTGGAGCCCGTGACGCTCTCCGAGGCGAAGGCCCATTGCCGCATCGACGGCAACGCAGATGATGCCTATGTGGCCAGCCTCATCACGGCGGCCCGTGAGTGGTGCGAGCAGTATTTAGACCGCACGCTGGTCTACACGCAGTGGGTGATGAGGTTTGACCGATTCCCCACCTCGGGCATCGAGGCGATGGAGCTGCCCCGCCCGCCGATGGCCGTCGCGGGCACGGCCACGGCCGTGTCGCTCACGTTCACGGCAGACGGCGGCACGACCGGCACCTACGCCGTGAATCAGTTCCGAGTGGATCGCCAATCAACGCCTGGCGCCGTGCTGCCCATCTACGCTGGCACCTGGCCGCCGCACCGGATCGACGCCGGGGCGCATGCTGTGACGTGGTGGGCTGGCTACGGAGCCAGCGGCACCGACGTGCCCGCCGCGATCCGGCACGCAATGCTGATGCTCGTGGGCTTTTGGTACGACAACCGCAGCACGGTGCTCGTGGGCTCGATTTCCAAGGAGCTGGAGTTCGCCGTGTCGTCCCTGCTCGACTCGCAGAAGTGGGGCTCCTACCGATGATCGACCCCGGGAAGCTCCGCGACCGCATCACCGTCCAGATTGCCAGCGGCACGACCAATGCCCTGGGCGAGACGGTGCTGACGTGGAGCAACTCCACGAGCGTCTGGGCGAGCGTGGACGGCGTGAGTGCTCGCGAGGCTCTGGCGGCTGGCCAGCAGGAGGTGAGCATCACCCACAAGGTGCGCCTGCGGTATCTGCCGGGCCTCACGCAACAGATGCGGTTCGCATGGCGGGGCCGCACGCTGGAGATCGTCAGCCTGCTCGAGCACGGTAACCGTAGCGAGCACGAAGCGATCTGCACGGAGAACGTCGGCTAATGGCTGGCATCAAGGTCGAGGTGTCGTTTGACGACATCCAGCCGATCCTCGACAAGTTCGCCGCCCTGCCTGGGCAGGTGGGCGGCACGATGCTACGGGCCGCGCTCCAGAAGGCGATCGAGCCCGCCTTCACCGCCCTGGGCAACGTCACGCCGGTCGGCCCAACCCGCAACCTCTACCGTGCCCGCAATAAGAAGGTGGTCGTTTACCAGAAGGATCGCGTGGGCGTTGGCCTGGTCGGCTACACGCAGTCGGGCAAGGCCGACAACACGAGCGCGCAGGGCGGCAAAGTGCGCGCGGGCCGGGACCGGGCGTTTCACCAGTGGTGGATCGAGAACGGCACGAAGCCCCGCAAGATCACCACGCTGGCCAACAAGCCTTACCAGCGCCGCAGTAAGAACGGCCTCGTGCATTGGGTGAGCGGGCAGAACGGCTACATCGCCAGTTCGTTCAATGGGCTCGGGCCGTTCAAGATTCGCAAACAGGGCAACTCGTTCACTACGAAGCCGGGCTACCCCAAGGCGTTCTTCGTGAAGCGGAGCCAGCCCTTCACGATCCCGGCGACCCCGGCCGGTGGCGTGGCTCGGCAGCCGCCCGTGCAGACGGCGTGGCAGCGTTCGCAGTCGCAGGTCGCCAGCGTGCTCCGAGAGCAACTATCGCTGTCGCTGGAGCGGGCGTTGGAATCTATCGCCACGTTCTCTGGCAAGACGGTCTCTGGCTAACTGCAAGAGGCGGGCCGCCGCTGGCGATGATGCGGGCATGCCGCTCAAGAGCCCCGAGCAAGTCGTGCGAAATGCCCTGGTAACAACCACGGCCGTGTCGTCGCTGGTGGGCACGCGGATTTACCCCGTGCTGGCCCCCGCCACGGCGGCCCTGCCGTTTGCGGTGTATCGCCGCAGTTCGATCCAGCGGCAGCAGACGCTCGCCGGGCCGCTGGGCCTGCCGACTGTGAACATGGAGATGCAGATTTACGCCACCACCTACGAAGGCGCACGCGAGGTGGCCGATACGTTCCGCTCCGTTCTGGATGGGTACGGCGGAACCTTGAACAATGTGGAGGTACAGAACGCTTCGCTGGAGCAGGAGTCTGACGACTTCGTGCAACTGGCCGGGGCGGAATTGCCTCCGGTGTATAGCGTCACGCAGAACTACGCATTGACCTGGGTGGAGACCTGAAATGGCAAGCCTTTCGAGTGGTTCGGTAACAATCGGCGGCAGCACGCTGCACGCCTACTCGGTGCAGTTTTCTGGCGCAGGCGGCGGCGCTGGCGACGACACCATCGACGTGACCACGCTTTCCGACAACCAGATCGTGACGATGGAGCGCCCGCTCAAGGCTTCCGGCGCTGCCGGGGCTCGTTACTCCGTCACGGTTGAGTATTTTGGCACCAAGGTTTCTACGTCCGCCAGCACAAGCGTGTCGCTGCCGCTCGGCATTGGCGGCAACTGCACGGTGTCTTCGTCTTCGACCACCTACGCCGTGAACGATGCCGTTCGCGGTTCCGTCACCATCCTCGTTCCGTAAGGTGCATTCATGGCAAGTAGCTCACAGGGCAATCGCGGCTCATTCACGG